GAAATCACCTTCTTCTCAGCAACTTCTGAAACAAATCCAGTTTCATCTAATTTAGCATAAGACCATTTTGGATGAGTTGCTTTGAATGTGAGAATACCACCATCGATAGAATCGGCCGAGAAAGCATAGAGACATTCATTCGAGTTCCATTCAACAAACTGGTCGGAGTTAGCCATAACCAACGGTGCATCATTGTCAATAAGTTCTTTAGCGAGCAAAGTGGTGCAAGCGGCGCCATCAGTCAGACCATCAACTTGAACAATTTTGCAACCTGGTGCAATTAGGTTCAATAGGTACTTTAGATTATATGTTTCATAATGTTCTTTTTGAACCAAGAAAATGTAGTTTGCTTCAATATTCAGGTTCTCAACCACAACTTGAATCATTGGTTTACCACGTACTTCGATGAGTGGTTTAGGGAAAGTGTATCCAGCTTGTGCAAAACGTGAGCCTGCGCCAGCCATTGGAATCAAAACATTTAGTTTTTTGTCTCTCCATGGAAGAGACTTTTTACTTGTACCTTCAATCGTGTTCATAAGGTCATAAATCCTTTGCATCATATATTCAGAGTTAACTTCTTTTGCATTTTCGACCGCAAGCAGGTGTGCTCCAGAGTCCAATGCGCCTTGGCGTCCAATGTGACTATCTTCAACAATAATTGTATTCTTGGGAAGTGCATTGAGTGCAGTCATACATTTCCAGTACATTTCTGGATATGGCTTTGTACGAGACACATCTTCATTACTAACATAATAATCAACTTCGTCCATCACACCAATACTTAGTAGAGATAATTTTACAGTCTCACGGATAGAATTTGATGCAACAGCAATTTTATAACCACGGGCTTTAATCTGACGGAAGATAGTCTGTAACATATACTCTTTACAGAAACCACGAACGAGATTAAAAGTTGCTTCTTGCTTGTCACGCCAGACTTGGTCGTATGTTGAAACGGGAAGACCTTTTTGTTCGGTCAACATCTTCAGTTTTTTGGTGGTGTTTAAACCATCATACTTACTCAGGTGTTCTTCCCGTGTAATTACGAATTCTTCACCAACTTTACGTAGTGCATCATTAAGTGCATCATAATGGAGTTCACGTGAATCAATTAAAACTCCATCGAGGTCAAAAATAACTAATTTACTCATATTTGTTAAACTTTCTCAAAATGCCACGAACATCTTCAATGGGTGCATTCGGATCCATTTTATGGAGTTCAAATGCATCAGGGTTTCTAAAGTATGCCATTAACAACAGGCCTTGGTCATCATCAACAAGACCAATGCTCATTAGATATTCTAGTGCTTCTTTCATTTCAGCGGCAAGTGATTTCCATTCCGCACGTTGTGCAACAAAGACGCCGCCAATGATAAACACCAAATTATTTTGTACAGCCATTGATACCTGTATTTTCTTCTGTGTCAAATCGGGATCACGGAAATTAAAGTAGTGCATCAGACCTGGTGTAAAATCATACTCCCACTTTTTAGATAATGGAATATGTTCATCATCACGGCAATAGCCAAAGTCAACCCAAGCGGCAAATTCATTTGTGATTAGACCACGTTCAAATGCATCTGCAACATAAAATGCTTTGAGTGAAGTTACACCAACATAGTCTTTCGACCAGTATTCTGGATTACGTACTTGATAAGGATTAATTTTCTTGACAAACTCAGGTGATGTTTGAATTGCTTCAATCTTATCACGGAGTTCTTTGTGAATATTGAAGTAGTCATACTCAACTACTTTAACATTAGGAGAAATTGCGGCCAAACGTGGCGCCATATCGGGTGAAGTGTATACAATAATTTCTGTATCAATCTCACACATGCGTGTGAAGTGATCGATATACTTATCAACAGAACGTTGAAGATAATGTGGAAGAGGTCCACCATTTTTCTCTGTGCTTGTTGACCAGTCGCCACGACCGATATCATAGAAGGCTGTTACGATGCTTATTTTGCTCATTTCAAAGTCCCATATTTATTAAATTACGAATTTTATGCGTTGTACAGAAAGTATTTAGGCGAACTGCCAGTATTGGTGTCCTTTGTGATGTTTGTTCCATATTTTTTAGAGAAATATTCCATCCATTCTGGAACTCTATCGTACTGATGTACAATAGCAAAAGGATCACCATCAGAATTTACGATAGCACCCTTTTCATTCATTGAAGGTCTTTCTTCCAATAAATATGGCCCAAAAACATCTAGCATGTCCGGTTTATTTGTGACATGTGCATTTACTGCCCATGTATCTTCTAATCGTGTTACGAGAGTTTTTTCAGACCAAAGTTTTGTACCCAATAACATGTTGTATGCGGCCTGATCTGCAACCCAATCTGGACGATTCAATGAAAATTGATAGAGATAAAAACAAAGTTCTTTAATGTGTGCGCTTCTACCTGCAAGAACACCTACGTTGCAAACATCATTTTCTTTTACTTCATTATAAAAATAATCACCAAAGTTTTTACGAATGTTTTCACGATTCCATTCTTCATCTTTAATTTTAATCGATTCAGATGATGCAATAATACTTTTTGTGTAACTTGAATTGATATTGTTATGTAAGAAATCTGTCGGATCAAATTGAAAGATTACATCACGCACATCAGTGGATATAACATAACGATATTCACCTTCATGTTCTTTTAAGAAGTTGTAGATGTGAATGAAACGTTGCATGTGAATCATCATCTTGTCATTGCGTGGTGCAGTGACAACAAGTACACCTTCTTCAACTAATCGTTTAATTAGTTCAGGTGTAGTTCCAATAGCAATCAGAACGATATCACCTTCGAAACCAGTATCTTTGATAGACTGCACCCAAGGCTTGAGTACATCATAATCTGTATAGTTGTTGAATGCACCAATTATTAGGTCTTTTTTCGCCATGGGTATTCTCCATTCATTTTTTGTTTCATCACTTCATTACCTTTAATAAAAAAGCTATCTTGCACAGAATCTGCACGACTAGCTACACGATAGTTTACACTATATTGACCAGTTGTGTCAAATTTTGGTAGATTTTGCATCATAAATGGAGATAAAATTCTATCAACTTCTGGTTGTTCCTGTGGATGCCTTGCACGGCGGTACCAGTAAGGAGAGAAATGAATTGCGGCCATCTTCGGAATCATAAAGCAATTCACATCAATAAATTTATCATTAATAACAGAGTCCCATTTACCAAGAGATTCACAATCGTCATTACATATGTATTCACCTTCTTGCGAGACAATTTTACGGAGTGAATATGCCCAATCGTTGCCTTGTTGAATAACCTCAACCAAGGATTCGATGTGATTATCTTCATACCAATTATCTTGGTCTAAGAAGCAGATATAGTCACCGTTAGCAATATAAGACATTGCACCATAGATTCGGTGTCCGTTATATTGACTGTGACCTGTGTTGTAAGGCAATTGAATCAGTAAGGCCTGTGAGCCTTCTAACATACCTTGTGTCGCTTTAGAATATTGTGGACCATCGGCTACCACAATATGTTCTATGTTGGAATAAGTCTGTGTGTTTACAGATTTCAATACATTATATAATTGATGACTACCTGTTGTTGGGGTAATCACCGTCACCAGTGGTTTCATAATTTAATCCCTTGTTACTTTCAATATCTTTTCAATTTGTGCTTCGATTACAGGTTTGCGATTTGGCCATTTGATGATTGGCTGATCGGCAGTCTTTAATAATTTCATTAAGAACGGTAGAATAAGTTTTTCAACTTCGGCCAATCTAGCCTTGTATGCTTCTACTGTTTCGTCTTTTTGTGTAATGATTGAATTATATTCTTCTTCATCCGTTGCGGTGAAACCGAAATCGAAATCGTCATCATACTCACTTAAAATTTGTTGGGTGTTTTTGTCTAGTGCCATATTAAATGAAACATGAAAGGTTAAGTTTGTTTTTTATAATTGTAACAGATTTTCCATCAACTGGTGCAATATTAAAAGGTGATTTTTTATTTGTGGGTATAGAGAATTGCATTTCAAATGTGAACTGATAATTACCAGCACCTTTGTACTGTACACGTGCCCTATATGTAGCTTTAGCGGATGAACCAAACATAGGAACACCTTTTAATTGTAATGGATTTTTTCTACCCATCAAATAAAATCCGTGTGTTCCGACATTAACATACCAAGTATCTTTCTTATTGTAATACTGCTCAATCTTTGTTGCTGGAATTTCACCACGAACATCTTGAAAGGTATCTCTGTCTCTTTCATATCTTTGTTGTGGAGTTAATTTACCTGCTGTTGATTCCCATAATAAATCTTTATCTCTTTTGAACGGTACTTCTTTCCATTGCTTTTTTAAAATATCAAATAGACCAACTTCTTCTGCCAAATCGGCAATGAATTGTTTTTCATCATCTTCTTTTTTGATATCACCAAATTTCCAAGGATCCTTTTTATCTTTGCTGTCATATTTTAAAACAAGAGATCCTGCCGAAGCGGCTGTAATTTTTAGTTCACATCCAGCCTTTTTCTTTTTATGCTGTAGCATAAGGTCGGGTTGATTGGAACCTGCTCCAGCTGGTCTAAAGGACGCAGGAACGAAACCCATGGGCTTTAGAATATCTGAAGCATTTATCTCATACTGAAAACCCTGTTGTGCGGCCATTTATAAACACCCTAAATGGAAGTATTTATACTTTGAAACCACCAAAGTCTTTTTTCTTAAATCCATTGTTTGGTTGTGAATTTGATACTGGATTGTGACCAGCATCAGCAAGACCATTCTGTGCATCTTGTTCAACATCATACAATCTCATCTTTGCACGGTCAACACCAAGAACGAATCTCTTGTGTGCAGTTGGATCAGAATAACGATTCTTCAACTGTTTAACCATGATTTGACCGAGTGCTTCAAGTTCTTCGGAAGAAATCAATGCAAACATTAAGTCTGCGGTAGCTGGCAAACCAAAACTTTCACTTGTATCTTCGAGTCCGGGGTCGGATGAAGTAAAACCGGACCGTGTTGTCTGTGTAGCAGAAACAATTGGGACTCCGAATTCAACGGCAAGTCCTCGCAGTTCTTCGGCAATTGACTTAACATAGGTGTAAGAGTTGATGTTTGCACCTGCTTTAATCCGAGAAGAACAACAGATATTAAGATAATCAATGAAAATAATATCAGGTACAAAAGATTTTTTAAGGTTAAGTTCATTTAATAGTGTTCTGAAGTGAGTTGCAGATGCAGATGCGGTTGGATATTCTTTGATAATCAACTTGCCTGTTGTCATGTCTTTGACATGTTTGACCTTTCTGTCATACATGTCTTTTGGTAATTGAACCAAATCATCAACAGTTACGTTCAATAGATTTGCATCTATACGTTCAGCAATTTTCTCCTCAGCCATTTCCATAGTGATGTAGAGTACATTTTTACCTTGTGACATAGCACCAGCGGCGACATGACACATAAAAAGAGACTTACCAACACCAGTGCCAGCCAAGGCGATATTGAGGGTTTTTGTAGGAAGACCACCCTTCGTGATCTTGTTGAAGTATTCAAGGTCGAACGGGATTCGTTCTTCTTTTCTGTGGTAGAATTCAAATCGTCCATCTGAGTCTTCTAGGTAATCGTGGCCAACGGAACTATCAAAACTGATAGCCAATGCATCAGATAAAATCTTGGGAATTGCACCCTTATCATTCGCTTTATCTTTACCATCAAGAATTGAAATTGAATTTAAGACTGCATTATAAATGGCTTTTTCTTGGCAGAACTTCTCAGTTTTGTCGATGAGCCAATTGTTATCAGTTTTTTGTTCCGTCTTTGAAGACTGTTCAATTTCTTGAAGATAAGATTCGCACTTCTCCACTTCCTCATTTGTGAGGTTACGCCTTTCTTTGACGGCCAATGTAACCGCTTCAATAGATGGCGTGCTGTTATAAGTGTTTGTGAAGGATAGGATTTCATCATAAATTACTTTTTCTGTTCTATCCGAAAAATACTCATCTTTGAGGAAAGGTAAAACCTTCCTCATGTAGTCATCATTCTGTATCAGATTCCTCAGAATAGTCTGTTCCAACTTCATCAATAATTCCCTTGTCAATGTTTTGTGACATTATACTTACTAAAATGTCACCGATATGGTTTTTGAATTCGGAACTTTTCTCAAGTTCTTCTTTATTCAAAGTAGTTTCCATCACATTATATACGAACCTGAGATAGATGGCACCATCTTTCTCTTCTTCAATCTTCACTTTACCATATTGATAAACGGTATCTGAGTATTGACCTGTCAGTAATTTAATACCAACAGTAGTTCCTTCAGATTCAGGAATAACATAATTAAAATCTACACCTTCTTTATACTGCTTCGACATCAATATCTCCTTGCATAATATTACCAGTAGCAATCTGATACTTGTCTTGAATATAGTCTTGGAATGATTTGTCTTTTAGAATTGGAATCCAAAACTCTTTTGAATCGGTATCTTTAATGCGATACTTCTTTTCTTCCACTTCACCGGTAGTTTTATCTACCTTTGAATACCAACCATTGCTAGGCTTGATAACATGTCCGGATTCAAGTGCAATATCAAGTAAGCCAGACCATTTGCTAATACCGCCATCAAAAGACACAGACACAGGAATTTTAGATTTTTCTTTAACATAACGTGATTTTTCTACATTGATAATAAAATTGTAACCAATAACTTCGGTACCTTCTTTTTCTTGCTGACGACCGATGATAAAGATGTTATCAGCGGAGTAATAAGAACCTGTGCCACCACCAACAATATCTTTAGGATATAAACCAATTTCTTTGTATGTGTGATTCACAACAATCATTGGAATATCTTTGAGTGATAAGTGTGGTGTTACCATGCGGAACAAAGACTTCACTTGTTTAGCACGTGACATATC